TGAGCAAGATGTATTCAATACACAACTAGCAGTAGCTAATAGATTACTAGAATTATTATTAAGAGGAGATTTATATGTAAACAAATATCAATTAGATGGAGACCCTACGTTAGAACCTTTTGTAGATAGATTTGAAAACAAGTTAGCTGGATGGACAGTTACATTTAATGTACTAATACCTAATGATATGACTATATGCTAAAGAGCGTACAAACAGAGTTACAAGCCTTTGGTAAGTATGTAGTCCAACAATCAAGGTCTAATCTTACTAAACAAAAACACAATGTAACGAGAGACTTATACAGTAGTTTAGGTTATAGTATTACAGAAAAAGATAGAGATTTCTTTTTAAAATTTACTATGGATGAATATGGTGCTTTTTTAGACAAAGGTGTTAAAGGAGCAAGACCATCTTCTGTATTAAGAGGAAAACAAAAAGCTCCTAATAGTCCATATAGTTTTAAAGTTAAGATACCTCCAATGCGACCATTGTTAGATTGGGCAAAGAGAAGAAATATAAGATTAAGAGATTCAAAAGGTAGATTTTCAAAAGGTAGTTATAGAACAATAGCTTTTATACTTCAAAGAAGAATATTTGCACAAGGTATTAAACCAAGTTTGTTTTTTACTAAACCATTTATAGCAGCATTTAATAAATATCCAAATCTTATAAGAGATGCTTATGGAAAAGATTTAATAGAAGAAATAAAAGAAAACTTTAACAAATTACAAAATGAGTAAAATTAACGTAAGAAGTCCTTACTTCGTAAACCTATCAACTACTAACTTGGTAAGCGCAAAGCTTGAGATAAGAATATATGTAGGAGCAGCAGAAACAACTTGGCTAGGAAGCCCACAATACACATTAACCTCAACAGCTATAAACGAAAAAGTAAACTTTGAAATAGCAGAGCTTATAAAAGACTATATACCAGCAGCATTTAACGGAGTATACCCAAATGATTTAGATGCAACAGAAGATTATACTACAATGTATGTTGATTATAGAATTTCAGAAACATTAGTAGGTCCAATACTTGCTCCACCAGTAGATGTATTAGGATTAAGAGCATTTTATGGTTATGGATATTTTGAAGAAGGTGCAAACCCTCAACTATTACAAGGTTACTTACAATCAAACACAACAATACTTAAACTTCACGATGCTCCTATAAGAATACCAGTAGACAATGAAAACACTAACTCTGTTGCATTTTTATATAAAGGACAACAAGTATATTCTTGGCTTCCTAGCGTTGGTCTTAAAATACAAGACCAGATTGTTTATGTAAGTAATGGAGTTAATGGGGCAGATAGCTTTGAAGAAAGAGTAGAACTAGATGGAGGTACGTTTGAAGACAATGCTTGTATTGATCAGTTTGAAGATGATCTTGAATTATTTCCAGTTGATGAAGTTTATGTTAGCGGCGTTGAAGGATTGACTGTAATTAAAATAGATAATATAGATGAATGTAAATACACTCCTTACAAACTAACATTTATAAATAAGTTTGGAGCATATCAAGATATATGGATGTTTAAGAATTCTAAACTTGCAATGACTACTGAAAAAGACAAATATAAATCTAACATACTAAACAACGGAACATACGAAACATATAACGCGCAAGTTAGATTACTATCTAAAAATGCAAACCAAAGACTTACTTTAAATAGCGGTTATTATCCAGAAAGCAATAATGAAATATTCAGACAACTATTTTTAAGTGATAAAGTATGGATAGAATACAAAGAAAAAACATTAGCTGTAAATATAGAGACTAGCAACATTAACTATAAAACAAGCCTTACTGATAGTTTAATAAACTACACAATAGATGTAAGCTTTGCATTTGATACTATAAACAACATAAGATAAATGAATTTAGAATTATATATAGATAATGTTAGAGTTGATTTATTTAAAGATGAAGCAATTACTCTTACTGACACTCAACAAAACATTCGTGATATTGCTTTGGTGTTTACTCCTTTTAGTCAGCAGTTCAACTTACCAGCATCCTCTACAAACAACAAGATATTTAAGCATTACTACAACAACGATATAGTAAATGGTTATGATGCTAGGTTTAGAGTTAATTCTATTATAAAACTAGATGGAGCAGATTTTAAAGTAGGTAAGATTAGATTAGATTCTGTATCTATGAAAAACAATAAAGCACACGCTTATAAAGTGGTGTTCTTTGGCAATACTTCAAGTCTTAAAGATATATTTGGAGATGAAACATTAAGTGCTTTAAATCCTTTAAATGCTTATGATATAAAATATAATAATAGTGATTTTTTAAATGCTTTTAAATATGGTTTACAAAGTACTGGAGTACAAGCTACTTCTACTGCAAACAGAAATATTACTTTACCTTTAATTACTTTACAAAACTATTATAGTTATGATTCTACAAACACAATAACTACGCCTAACCTACATAATGTAAATTGGAATCTATTACAAAGAGAATTAAAACCAGCAATAAAATGCAAACGTATTATAGAAGCAATACAGACTCAATACAATATAGAGTTTAATATGGCAGATGAAACTGGTATAACAAGTTTTTTTGATAGTGATGTATTTGATGATTTATATCTATGGCTGCATAGAGAGAAAACGCCTATAACAAACCCAGAAACTACTACACCTTTATTTGGTATTGATTTTCAACAAAGGTCAAGGAAATTAACATTTGCAGATTTTACATTTACTTCTGGAACTGATTTTTTAAGTGGAGGTAATTTAGTAGTAAGCGATGAATATAATTATTCAATTAGGTTAGTTTTAGATAGTAATGCTGGAGTTGAGTTAGAGATTATATCAATAGATAAACTTACAAACGAATTATTAGACTATCAAACAAGAATAACACCAGCTACTAATTATAATGTTACATTAAGAGATTTAGATAGTGGTACTTTGTCATCAAGAACTTATGATATAGAGTTTAGATTTAACACTCCAACAGTAGGGGTATTTACTGCACAAACTGTTCGTATAACAAGAACACTAAAGGATGGAACTGGAGCAACTATTGGAGATTATTCTTATAATGCTTTTAATTTAGAGCAAAATATATTTATACAAGACTATATACCCAATATGAAAGTATTAGACTTTATGACTACTTTGTTTAAGATGTTTAATCTAACTGCTTACACTAAAAGAGGTTCTAGTAAAATATATGTAGAAACATTTGATGACTTTATGTCTACTGGCAATACACACGATATTTCTAAATACATAGTTGTAGATTCTAATAATATAGACAGACCAATACCATATTCAAGAATTAACTTTAATTATTCTCCATCTGTTACGCAAACATCTTTAAGATACTTAAATCAGTTTAGCCAACAGTTTGGAAACCTTAACTATTCAGCACCAGAAAAATACGATGGTCAAAGCTATGATATACAAGTAGACGGACAACGTAGTCAATTAATAAACATAATTGATGAGAACGATGATTTGACTGGAATTGTTTATGGTTGGTGGGTAGATGCCGAAAGTAAAACAACATTAGGTAGTCCGTATATGTTTTTCAATGATTTAATTGATGTAGCAGATTATCCAGTTACTTCTCTTGTAATAGAAGAATACAATGCGCCTTCTAATGTTAGTCCAGATAGAAATCATACTTTAAACTTTGGAATTGAGTATAACGAATATACTGGTAATGTAAATGAAAATAGTTTATTTAGCAGATTCTATTCTCAATATATAGTTAAGCTATTTGAAGAACAAGCAAGAGTTGTAAAGTTTACTGCACAATTACCCTCATCAATAGTTTTAAACTATGAACTAAATGATGTGTTTATTGTAAACGGACAAGAGTATTATATAAATAGTATACAAACTAATTTGCTAACTAATAAAAGTGAATTGGAATTAATAACCAAACAAAGTGATTACACACCAAGCGTATTAACTTAATGATAGTAATAAAATTATTAAACATAGATGAGTTTTACGGAGTAAGTGAAACTATAGAAATAGCAAAAGGCAAAAACAAAATGCCAGAAACATTTAAAGAAGGATTCAAACAAATTAAAAGACAAATAAAATGGCAGAAAAATATACAATAGAACTTGAAGTAGATTCTAAAAATTCTAAACAAAGTGTAGATACTCTTGCTAAAGCGATTGATGAATTATCAAAGTCGGTAGACAAGTTTGGAGACGAATCCAAAGAAAATATAGGTGGTGTTACTAAAGAAAGTAAAGAAGCTAAAAAAGGTATTTTAAACTTATCAACTGGATTTAAAGGTTTAGGAGTAGCTATGAAGGCTGCTGGTATTGGTTTAATTGTTAGTGCTTTTGTTTTCTTAAAAGAAGCAGTACAAAGTAACCAACAAGTAATGGATGCTATTAATGTAGTATTTGGAACTTTTAAAGTTATAGCAACAGAGGTTACTAAAGTATTAGTAGGTGTATATAATAGTGTTTCTCAATCAACAGATAATTTTGATGCTTTAGGTAAAGTAATGTCAAGTATTCTTACTTTAGTTATAACTCCATTTAAATTAGGATTTCAAGCTATAAAATCTGCTATTATTTTAACGCAAATTGCTTGGGAAAAATCTTTTTTTGGTAGTGGAGATACAACTAAAATAGATGAATTAAATGCATCTTTAAATGAAACAAGCGAAGAATTTAAAAAAACTATAGATGGAGCTGTTGATGCTGGTAAATCTATAGTAAATAACTTTGGAGAAGCAGTTACAGAAGTCGGTGCAATAGGAACTGAAGTTATAGATGGTTTAAAAACTGTCAGTATATCTGCTGCTATAGAAACATCAAAGACTTTAAAAGATTTGAAAAAGAGTGCTGATATAGCAATTGAATCTAATAGAGGATTAATAGAAGAATACGATAGACAAGCTGAACAACAAAGACAAATAAGAGATAATGATTTAATTTCTATTGAACAAAGAATAGTAGCTAATGATAAACTTAAAGAAACATTAGAAGAACAAGAAAGGTTAATGTTACAAAATGCAAGAGCTGTACAAGCTCAAGCACAAGCACAATTTGACTTAACTGGCAGAGATGAGGATAGAATTAGATTACTTCAAACTAAAAATGAAGTAAAAGCTGTTGAAGCACAGATAGAAGGCTTTATGTCTGAACAAGAAGCTAACAGAGTTGCATTATTAAAAGAGAAAATAGAGTTAGAACAATTTAGTGATGAAGCTACTGCAATTAGACAAAATGAACAAAGATTGTTTAATGCAGAAATGATACAGAATGATGTTCAAAGATTGCAAATATTTTTAGATAATTTAGAAATTGAAAAAGAAGCAGAAGAAAAAAGATTACAAGAAAAAAGAAATGCTTTTCAACAAGGAACACAAGCCTATATAGATGCTAACAATGAGTTACTAGATTATCAACAAGCTAATGCTAATCAACAAGAAAAAATAGAACAAGAGTTAGGAGATGCTAAATCAGAACAAATTAAAAAAACATTAGGAGACATAGCAACTATAGTTGGGCAAAATAGCAAATTTGGAAAAGCAGTTGCAATAGCACAAGCATTACAAGATACTTATGCTGGAGCAAATAAAGCTCTTGCACAAGGTGGTATATATGGTTTTATAGGTGCAGCAGCAGTAATAGCTACTGGTGTAAGAAACGTAAAACAAATAGCATCAACTAAACCACCAAAGCCACCAGCTGGATTAAGAGGTGGAGGAGCAAGTACTTCTGTGGAAACACCAAGTATTCCAACACCTACTGCACCACAAACACCATCCTTTGATATATTAGGAACAAGCGCAACAAATCAAATAGCTTCTGCATTAGGACAACAAGCACCAGTACAAGCATTTGTTGTGAGTCAAGATGTTACAACTGCACAAAGCTTACAAAACAATATTGTACAAGGAGCATCACTAGGATAATAAAACAAAAAAGTAAATTAAACGTTTATAAAAAAAGAACTATGGAAATTATAGAATTAATAATAGATGAGAACGAAGAACTATCTGGCATAGAAGCTATATCAGTAGTAGAGTCTCCAGCAATAGAAGAAGATTTTATAGCACTTAAAAACCAAGACCAAATAAGACTTGCAGAAATAAGTAAAGAAAAAAGACTACTTATAGGCGCAGCACTTATACCAGAACGACCTATTTATCGTAAGAATGGAGAAAATGAGTTTTACATCTACTTCTCTAAAGATACAGTAGCAAAAGCATCACAAATGTTTTTAAAACGAGGTAATCAAGGACAAGCAACATTAGAACATACAGAAGAAAAACTATCTGGTATGACTATAGTTGAATCTTGGTTAGTAGAGGATGATGTACACGACAAATCTCGTAAGTATGGTTTAGATATGCCTTTAGGTACTTGGATGGTTGCAATGAAAGTTGATAACGATGATATTTGGAACAACTATGTAAAAGAAGGTAAAGTAAAAGGCTTTTCAATAGAAGGCTACTTTGCAGACAAACTAAATAGACCACAAGATAAACAACAAGACCAATTAAGCGAAGACGATAAACTACTAAACGAAATAATAGATGTACTCAAGGAATCAGAGACCAACAAAAAGTAGAACTAGTCCACAAGGAGGTAAAAGAGGTTGTTTATGTAAAGACAATACTTACAATTCTAAATGTTGCAACGGAGATTTACAAAATCAAGGTATTGGTAAAACAACTGGAGAAACTCCTATTGGAGATGAGTATTATTACAAAGTAGAAAGATGTGGTCATAGTATGCAAAAAGAAATACATTTACATAATCAACAATTAGTTGTAGGTAATGTGTATTATTTAGAATTTGAAAATACTGGTCATAGCAACTGTTATACAGTATTAGAAGTTAAGCAAAGTGGAGAACAACACGTAGATACTGCAACACTTTATAACGATTGTACAGCTTGTTTAACAGCACATCCATAACGAATTTACAACACTAAATATAGTAATTCGTTTTATAAAAAAGTAAATACTTAAAATTAATATATATGAACTCTAAAGAAACCCTTAACAAAGTTAAGACATTACTAGGTTTAGAAGTTCAGTTAGAGGAGAGAAAGTTGGAAAACGGAACTCGCTTTGAAGCTGATTCTTTTGAAGCTGGTAAAGAAATCTTTATCATTACTGATGAAGATGAAAGAATTGCAGTACCAAAGGGAGAGTACCTTTTAGATGATGGCTTTACAGTTATCGTTGAAGAAGATGGTATTATCTCTGAAGTTAAAGAAGCAGTTGAAGAAGTAGTAGAAGAAGTTGTAGAAGCACCAGTTGTGGAAGAAGTTGAAGCTGCTGAAGAAGAAGAAGTAATGGATATGAGTAAAATGGAAGAAAGAATGAAATATCTTGAAGATGCTATGGAAGAATTAAAAGCCAAGTACGAAGATAAAGAAGACTTAAGTTCCGAAGAAACAGAAGTAGAGTTATCTGCTGATGTAAAACCAATCAAACACAATCCAGAGTCTAAAGGAGAAGTAGAAATGAACCTTTACGCTCAAAACAAACCAATGAGTACTCAAGATAGAGTATTTGCTAAATTATTTAAAAACTAAAAATTAAAAACCAAAATTATGTCAAATAAGATAGACCTTGCGACTACAGTAAACATTACTTCAACTTATGCTGGAGAATTTGCTGGAAAGTACATTAGCGCTGCTTTATTAAGCGCTTCAACAATTGAAGACGGTGGTGTTG